CTTGGCTCGGAATCGCTTGCTGGTCATCGTCCAAGACAACAACAACCGCTACTGGGTGTTGGGTGCTGCGAATGGCTTGGAAGCCTCCGCTGGAACTGCTGGAACGGGTACTGCATTCGGTGACCGTTCAGGCTACGAGATGACGCTCACGGGAATGGAACCCGACCCGATGCTGAACATCTTGCCAGCAACATTCTCTGCGCTGACCGCACAAATCAGCGGTTCGTAAACTATCTTTGACCTGCGGTTCTCATACGCCGCATGGTTTAGTGGTCTGGGCCATCTCGCAAGGGGTGGCCCTTTTTTTTGTACCTTTGTTGTATGAGAATTTGCATCGTTTACAACGCCCACCCGACGGGCTGCTCGTTCTACCGCTTGGAAATGCCCAACGCCTACCTTGGCGACAACTACACCGAGTTTGACTATGTATGCGTGGACAACATCGCCAATGTCAAAGATGAGGACCTAAAGACCGTTGATATATGGCTTTTCAATCGGTTGTGGTGTCAAGGTACCTTGGACCAAATTCGCAATGTTTACAAGGCTCTGACGGCCTTTGGCGCGAAGGTGATATTGGACTTGGATGACTACTGGGTGCTGGAGAGCGGACATATCATGTACCGACACTATTTGTCCACCAAGTTGGATGAGCAGATTCGTGAGCATATCCGCTTGGCTGACCATGTGACCACGACGACCGAACACCTCGCCCAAAAGATACGCCTGCTGAACAAAGCCGTCACCATCCTCCCCAACGAGCCTTACGAAGCATATCAGCAGTACTTGCCCGACACGACCGCCGAACCCGAACCGCACCTGTTTAAAATCGGATGGTTCGGAGGGGCGCAGCATCAGGAAGACATCGCATTGGTGGAGCATTCGTTCGGACTGCTTGCCCACGACAAATCGCTGGATGGCCGATACAAAATCTACCTTGGCGGTTGGAACGACAATAACCCCGTCTATGACGACTACGAGCGGATGCTATCGTGCCGTGGGCTTAACAAGAACTACGGCAGAATCCAAGCGGCTGACATTTACTCCTATGTCGGGGGGTACAACTTCATCAACGCAACCATCGCCCCGCTACGGGACACCAAGTTCAACCGCCTCAAATCGGAGTTGAAAGTGGTTGAAGCAGGCTGGATGGGCAAGGCTATCATCGCATCCGAAACCATCCCCTACACGGATATACTGGTCCACGGCCACAATGGGTTGGTCATCCCCTACGGGAAGAAGGACGCTTGGTACAAGGCGGTCAGGAAATTCGTGAACGAACCCGACTACGCTCGCTCCTTAGCCGTGCAGTTGTCCAAGGATGTTCGGGAACGCTTTGACATTAGCAAGACCGCCGAGCGCAGAGCCGAACTGTACCGAAGTATTGGGCGCAAATTGTGAAATTCGGGCGCAAAGTACATTTAGGGTTAGGATGATATACCTATCCCCCAACACCACCAACACCATCGTCGTCACTTGGACGCAGCGGGCCTCATCGGGCGACCGCTACATCTTGCGGCTCACCAACATCGCCAAGAACTCCACGACCGACTTCACCCTGCTGAAATCGGCCAACCTTTCCAACTACACCGAACGCTATGACAAGTTTTCCATCGTTGTCGGCTCTCTTGAAACGGGGTCGTATAAGTATGAAGTTTACGATACCAGTAGCACGGTTAGCGCAGCAACTGCGGTGGTTGAAACGGGCTTGGCGTATGTACAGGTAGTCAGCCTCACATTTAACACCTTCGCAAATTCCATCCAGTACACCGTCTTTGGTTCGTCCGACGAGGGTGTCTTTGACCAAACCTTTGACCAATCCTTTGCATGAGCGTACAAACCCGAAGCCAGTTGCAGACGAGTGCCGCAACCATCACCAACGAAACCGCCGCAGGAGCGAACACCGCCGCCCGTGTGGGGGGTTTGTTTGATGACCTTGCCGATACCGCCACTCTTGACCGAGAGCGGGGCGTGGCGAACCTTTACCTTGACGAGGTGAAGAACTTTGCCCCCACCCAAGGGAGTGCCGTCAAGTTGACGACCCCGCTCAAATCGGGACTGCTGACTACTTACAACTTTTCACGGACCACCACCGCCATCACCTACACGGGGACGACGAGTGCAGCATTGCGGATATCGGCCAGCATGGTCTTGGCCCAAGGCAACGGCAACCAAATCAAGGTCTATATCGCCAAGAACGGAACACCTATTGAGCAGAGTATGACCGACATCACCACGGGCCACACCAACGGCCATGCGGTGTTCACCGAAACTGTTCTGCAAGGTGCAGTAAATGACGAGTTTACCATTTACATCAACGCCGTCAACGATGCTGCAAGTATTGCAATTTCGGCCCTATCCTTTACAGTCCACACGCTATGAGCAGTATAAAGCAATCATTCACCCAATGGCTTGGGATTGAGCACAAGGTCCCCGTGATGCTCGAAAACAAAGCGGGCAAATACATCACCTACGGGGCGTTCAATGAATACCCCTACTACCTCCTTGACAACTACCGCCGAAGCAGCAAGCACAACGCCATCGTCAACGGCAAGGTGAACTACATCGTGGGCGGTGGATGGCAACCTGGGGAGAAGATGACCGTTGAGCAGCAGGCCCGCTACGCCAAGTTTTTTGACGGGTTGAGTGAGCATGACGACTTGAACGACATCACTGAAAAACTCGTCCTTGACTTGGAAATCTTCAACGGGTTTGCCGTTGCAGTCACTTGGAACAAAATGGGAACCATTGCGAAAATGGAGCATATCCCCTTTGAGAAAATCCGAGTGGACAAGGAGGAACGGATGTTCCAAGTCGCTGACTGGTACAACGACGACATGGTCCAACTCTATCCCAAAATCGGGGATGTCGAAAAGATTCCAGCCTTTGATGCTGACAACAGAATCGGCAAGCAACTGTTCTACTATCGTGTGTACGCAGCGGGTGTCAAGTCCTATCCTCTGCCCGAATACATGGGCGGCTTGGCTTGGATTGAGGCCGATGTGCAGGTAGCCAATTTTCACAATAATAATCTCCGCAACAACTTTTGGGGCGGGTACTTGATAAACTTCAACAACGGCATTCCTACACCCGAAGAACAGGGCGACATTGAGCGGCAAATCAAGCGCAAGTTTTCGGGGACCGACAACGCTGGACGCTTTGTAGTGACCTTCAACGACGATGTGTCCAAGGCTCCGACGCTGGAACCGTTGACACCGTCCGACATGGACAAGCAGTTTGAGATTCTCAACAAGGCCATCCAGCAGGAAATCTTTATCTCGCACCGTGTCGTGAACCCAATGCTATTTGGTGTCAAGACCGAAGGGCAACTTGGCGGCAGGCAGGAATTGGTTGAGGCTTACGAGTTATTTAAAGCGACCTATGTGAACGACCGAGTTCGCAAGGTGGAGCGAATGATAAACTATTTGGGGTCGTTCAACGGCGTGGAAGGGATGGAATTGATTCCTGTGGAACCCATCACCGAGCGACTATCCGAAGCCGCCCTGCTGCAAATAATGACCCCCGAAGAACTGCGGGAAAAAGCGGGCCTCCCTGCATTGGAAAAGCAACCCGCCGATGTGGTTGAACCCAATCCCCAGCCCGACGAGCAACCGCAAACACCAGCGGTGATGAGCAATGACAACATCAAGAAGTTGTCGGGCCGTGAGTACCAAAACCTCATGCGTATCGTCCGCCATTATGCCCAAGAAAAAATCACCTTGGAGATGGCCCGCACCATGCTATCCGCTGGATTCGGTTTGACCCCCGAAGAAGTGAACACCCTGCTCGGAGTGCAAGAGCAGGCGTTCAGCGAGCCTACATGGGGCGAAGAAGATACCGAGGACTACGGATGGGGGGACGAGGAATTCAAGGTCTTGGAGGTGGTCGCAAGCAAGTTTGGGAGCAACGCAGACGACTATGTTGTCATGCACAGTAAGCCAATGCGGTTTGATGCCGACTTAGACGACCAAGTGCGACAAGCGTTCGCTGAACTTGGGGAGGAAGAGAAAGAACTTGACAAAAAGATTGAAGCGTATCGCAAGAAGAACCGTGACGCAAGCGTGGAAGAAATGGCCAAGGAGTTCGGAGTGAGCAAGGCCAAGGTCGCAAAGCGGGTCGCCTACTTGATTACGAAGGACCGCTACCCCATTGCAAGAGCGGTGGACCAAATTGCAGAGCATAACCTGCCCAAGAACATCAAGGAGGTCGCAGAACCCGTGCTTGAGGTCCGCTACAAATACGCATGGGCCGCAGGGTTCAGCAACAAGGACAAACGGACGAGCCGTGAGTTCTGCAAGGTCATGCTGGACTTGGCTGACCAGGGCAAGGTCTACACCCGTGACGACATTAACGGCATTAGCAACATCATGGGTTATTCCGTTTGGAATCGCCGAGGTGGATGGTACCATACCGCCAGCGGAGTGAATCGTCCCCAATGCCGCCATGTATGGGAGCAGCAAATCGTCATCCGCAAAGGCAATAAAATCAGCAAAGCATGAAGGCACTCTTTATCAGCGAACAAACCCTGCTGGACAATTCCGTCATAAACGAAAATGTGTCGTTTACGCAGATACGGCCCACCATCGTGAAGGTGCAGGAGATGCGGATTCAGCCTATCGTTGGGTCTGCCCTGTACTCGGAAATGGTGACGCAAGTGGTAAGCGGAACGACCACGGCACTCAACACCACGCTGCTGGAAGATTACATCCAACCCGCTATGGTGCAATGGTTGTATTACGAATTACCGATGGTCTTGGCGTTTAAGTACATGAACAAGGGAATGGTCCGCAGAACCAGCGAGGAATCTTCGCAGATGAGCATGGACGAGATTACAAGGCTTACGGATAAAGTGAAGAACGATGCCGAGTGGTATTCCGAGAGGATTACCAGGTACCTGATGGAGAACCGCACCGACTATCCCTTGTTCAACTCCCCGCCATCGGCTCTTGATACTATTTACCCGAACGGCACCAACTACAACACGGGGATGGCCTTGGATGCAAGAACCCTGCGCCGTGGTGCTGGACTGGACCGCCCTTGGCCTTACGGCTACGACCCCTACTGCAATAACTGTTGAACCCTATGGGAGCGCACTCAAAAAATATTCTGAAATTACAGGCTTATGTCATGGATAAAAATCAAGCAGGCACTCCTTGCGCTTGCAAATGCTCACCCGCAGGTAAACTCGTTCGGGACGGGGGACCCGCTTGCAATCGGAACGGACAACACCATCAACCTTCGCACCCCAAGCCGTGAGCGAATCGTCTATCCGTTGGTGTTTGCGGATGTGCAGTCAGCGACTACGGATGCTGGGACTTTGGCTCTTGTGGTCGGGGTCTATTTTTCTGACCGAGTGGAATCCATTGCCACGATGGGTGGCGTGGTTTCGGGAAGCCCGACGATGGGCTGGCAAGACAACGAAGACGAGGTTTTGAGCGACCAACTGCAAATCGCACAGGACTTCATTTCAGCCCTTACAAACGACCCAACGCAAGAGTGGACGCTAAGTACCTCCGTGTCGCTTACTCGCTTTGTAGAGAGCCGTGACGACCGCACAGCGGGATGGGTGGCTACGATGTCATTCCAACTGCCCTACTCACACTCCGTTTGTGAAATTCCTTCCTAAGATACATTTACCCTAAAGCAGAAATATGCCAACTCCAATCTTACAACAAATGCTCGGTCAGGGCGGTTCCATGCGATTCGTGGACGCTGCGGTATCGGGCCAAAACTTTGACTTCATCGTGGTGAATGC